GTCCCGGTGGGTTCTCCACTGTTCTACACGGTCCATTACCCATGTTGCTAGGGCATTATAGGTAGTAAAATCAGTATCCTGCGTAGGCATCTAGTGGCTCCCAGTCATCTATTTCAATGTCATTAATGAAATCTGCAGTGGATACCTGATCAATGTAGGCCAGTGCATCCAAGAGATCGTCATGTGAACGGCTATTTGGAAAATCCATCATTTGATTAATGAAGTCACGATTCCAAAAGCCATAATTAAACTGTATTTTACCATGTTCCAGCCTTCCTTGTAAGGCCCATGTAATACGTTCAGTCTTCTTACGACCACCGTGGGTTACGTCATTAATAACTACCCACCTACCACGTGTACGCATTAGGTCCGTAAGGTATGGCATAAGTGCGTTCTTGAGGCTACCCGCTTCAATACCAACATTTGTAACCTCGTGATCAATTGCTGTATCAAGAATTCTCTCTGCTGCTTCTTTAACTGTCCACCTTCCATGCTGAATCTCCTTGACCCACCACTTATCTTCATAGACCTTTACAAGTGCAATGGCTGTTTCATCCAGCTTACTACCCTTGACCCCACGTTCTTTGTTAATTCCCTCAAACCCTGCAGGGTCTACAGCAATTACATACCTTCCCTCGTCCGGTTCTTCCTCATTTACTTGGAACCATTCTTCCTTGAAGATACCACCATTGAAGGATTCAAAGGATGCCTCGAACTCTTGACGGAAGGCTTGACTGGACATGGACTGTCTAGCAGCTTCAATTTCCGCTGGATCAAGTAGGGGATTGTCTGTACTGTTAAAACTGAATTGTTCCCACTCGGGATAATCCTCTTTCCCTGCCTGTAGCCATAGGTCATAGAAGTGGTTCTTACCATCGGGAGTACCAATGAATAGGGCAGAACCCTTAACATCCGCCAATGTAGGACGAAGGATTAACTCCCATACAGAGGGTTTCATGGATGCATACTCATCCAATACTACATATCTCAACCCCACACCACGGAGAGTATCCGGTCTGTCCCTTCCCTTGAGGTAGATCTTACGGTCATTGATTAATGTAATAGTGGCAGTATTTTCATGTGTGGATTTAATGAGTCCCTCCCCCAATTCCTTGAGGGTTCCCCACATAATATCCTTGGCCTGCTGAAAGGTTGGTGCTACGTAGAATACATCCTTGTCCTTGGACTTCAATCCTTCCATGAGCAGTACCCATGCCGCTAGTCGGGACTTACCGAAACGTCTCCCTGCAGCCACTACCTTGAATCGGGCAGTGGACTTGAAGATTTCCATCTGTGCTGGATGGAGTTCTACCTTAATCTCAGGCATTATTTATTACTGCTTTCCTTCCCGGATACGAATAGCTGCTCCTTGTTTGGCAGCCTTCTCCTTGGAAGCATAGCACTTGCCCGACTTACCCCACTTGTATCCAACTTTACCGTTCGGTAACTTACACTTTACAATTGGCATTTTAGAAATCTCCATCCTCTGATTCTACAACCTCTGCATCTACAATCCCAACCATTGCCTTCGTTGCAGCATTAGTAATTGATTCTACCACAATATTAATGGCCATATCCTGATTCTCGTGCTTAACCTCAATGGCTTTATGGGCCGGTACAATACGATCCATACACATCTTTAGGCAAGCTACGTCACCATCCATAGCTTTATCAATGACCTTCTGTACGATCATCATTCCATTCTCGGATAGGAGTTCTCGGGAGAGTTCTGTATATTTATTGAGAGCACCCTTGGGACGACCAGCGGGATTACCACTGGTGCCTTTCTTGAATAACTGGGGACGCTTTTCCTGTTCAGACATAGTATGGGTCCTTTTGGATTAACCATTGATTAGATCTATAGTTTATCATGGATTTATTTGTTTGTCTATTCTTCCGTTTTGGAACGTTTCCAAAATTCACCCCTCATGTGCTAGGGACTATAAATACAAAATCAATGACTTACGTAAGGGTCCCCCGGGGGGTCTTAGGAAACGCGCCTAAGTTGTTGATTTTAAAGGACTTTTTCCCGTGTCAAGAACCGTGCCAACTCTGGAAATAACGCGAGACGCTCCTAAGTTATTGATTCTAAAGGACTTTTCAAAGTATCTCACAGGGATACACGAAAGCGGCCATAGAATATTTCTATAGGCATCCCAAGAATATTCTATGCAGTCGTAAGCTATTGATTTGCAAGGGGAGAATCAGAAGGATATAGAATCATTTGATACCCCAATAGAAACATTCATCTGTAGGTCTTGACAAGGCCTCAGTATAATACAGGGACAAAGGGACAACAGGAGTTTTAAAATATGGAATATAACATTTATTATATTATGCCAAAAGAAAACAAAGTTTATGAATTAACTTCAAATACTTTGCTTGGCTTTGAATTAAATATTCAAGAGTATTTAGATAATGCTAATACTGTTGAATTTGATTTGGAAACATTTATTGATGAAGAGTTTCTAACTAATAACCTAGAATCTATGGGTTTTAAATTAGATACTACTAATCCTGATTCAGTAAATAAAGTTTATTATACGATGCACTAAGGAGATTATATTATGTTAATGGCTTACTCAGATTATGAACAATTCAACGATTATATTGATGAAACTCATGAAGAAATAGAAATATTTGGAATGAAATATAATGCTTCAAAGGTATTATATGAAACTGATCCGATTGCTTATCAAGTAATGTTAACGGATTATATGGATTCAATTGATGATAAATATGCATTTGGAGAATAAGTTATGTACGGAAAATTAAATCGTTATAGTTTAAATGTTAAAGTAGAAAATAAAATGTATCGTAATGCTGTAATGAGGATTTATAAAGACCATTATAAAACAGATCCGAAGTTATTTCATGATATGTTAGAAGGTATTTGTAAATTAGCAGTAGAAGATTTATCAATTGATTTAAAGTCGTTTCGTGGTTTAATGAATCTTAGATCACGTTCTTATTTTAAATCAACAGGTAATTTTAATATTTAATTGGAGAGTAATATGATTAAGTATAAGCTGATGGGTTTTGAAGTAATTAAACGTGTACGTAAATATAAGAACCGTTATGAAATAACTAATGGTGAATGTTTCTATGGTATTCACATTGGTAAGTATTCATATTATGTAAGCAAACCTAATGCAAAACGTGGGTTTTGGAATATGAATAAACTTGTAGATATTAAAGGTAAAGTAACAACAAATGTTGTTTGGGTAAAAAAATGAATGAAGTATATGGAAATTATCGTAGAACATTTGATTATGAAAATTATTATGTTCAAGAGAAAGTAAATGATGAATGGGTAACTCTCAGAGAGTTTAATGTATTAAGTAATAACTATGCTTGTAGTGAATCATTTAAATATTTAATTGATAAAGCTAGGGGTTAATATGTTTGATATTTATTTTAGAATGTTAGGTCGTGTTAATTATAACCTTTGGAAGTATGATGTAGATACTCAATTGTATATTTATAATTTAGTATCACGTGAATTTAATTTTGTTTAGTAATGGAGTTGATACCAACATTCTCCGGAATGTTTCTATTAATACCCGAGTTGATACGGAGTAAGTTATGAAAATAAAAGATGCTTTAAATGTAATTGGTTCACTGAGTAAGCCAAGTAAAATGCCTGGTTTTTCTTTTGGATTAAATCCTAACCTATGTAAGCAAGGTAATATCCTGAGTCAAATTGAAGGTTCAGTTTGTAATAAGTGCTATGCCAAGAAAGGTTTCTATAATGTTTATAAGAAACAAATGGCAAAGACTTGGGCAAAGAGATTGGAGGGAGTAAATAATATTCTCTTTGAACAATCAATGATTACTTTGATTCAAAAGAAAAGCCCCGATTATTTTCGGTGGCATGATGCTGGTGATATTCAAAACATGGAACACCTAAAGAAAATAGTTAGGATTGCTAGGGCATTACCTAATACTAAATTCTGGATGCCTACTAAAGAAGTAAATCTAATCCGTGAATATAATAAAACCTATGGAGATTTTCCAAGTAATTTAGTAGTGAGAGTTTCAGGTTTTATGGTAGATAAAGGTGCAAGTAAAGGATTTAAAAACACTAGCACAGTAACTACCAATAAATCATTGGCTACTTGCAAATCATTTGAAAATGGTGGCAAGTGTAATGAATGTAGAAACTGTTGGGATTCTAACATTAATAACATCGTATATCTGGAGCATTAATTATGAGTACATTTAAGAAAAAGAATTATGTATATGCAGTACTTGTTGCAGGTAATAACCAACCTCATTTTAATTACTTATTCAGTAGTCAAAAGAATGCATTGGATTATATTGATGCAGAGTATGACGTATATAAGGTAGTAAAGAGTAAAGAATTTGCAGTAGCAAAGGATAGAAATATGAATACCATTGCACGTGTATTCCGTGAAACAGTATGGGGATATTAGGCAACTGCCGAGAATTTCTCGGTAGTTAAATTCAAAACCTAATCGTGAAACAGTATAGGGATATTAATTATGAATAAAGAAGAACAAATTAGATTTGCAGTAGAAAATTATGTAGAAAACATGGATGAAGAATCCTTAATTGATACTGCATATAACTCTATTCTTCGGTGGTATTTAAATGAAGCATCACCGGATGATGTAGATAATTTAATTCATAACTTTGGATTCGGAGAATAACTATGTATGTAATTGAAACAGAACCAATGCCCAAGTTTCAAATGGATGAGTTTGAAAACTGGTTTAATGATAATGTAGGTACTGAGTATGAGATTGAATCCTATCCTCAGGGTTATGTAATGGTAGCAGGTGATATTGAACAGGAAGAATATTACATGATTAAATCTAAACTTAATGGTCAGGTATCTACACTATGAAACTGCCCAAGTATTTTGTAGTGAATCCCAAGGGAAAGAAAGTAGTATATGGAACAGATTATTTCTACATGAAAAACCTAATGGATTATATTCAACGGGATAATAAGAGTGTGGAATACAAACTAGTAAATGAAAAAGGAATTGAAGTATGAAGGTAATGTGGTATTACAGTAAGTCAAAGAATAAAGTAGTGAATCTCTATGATGTAGATCCCAATCATGCACGTAATGCACTAATGAAAGTGCTAGAGAAACTGGCAGATAAAGAGGGAGTATCTTTAGATAAATATCTAGGATTATGTTAGACTATATAAGGAGTTTGATCAATGGAAATGGATGAACATGAGGAATTCTTAAATGAATATATACCTAGACAGTTTGCACCTGATACTGCTGCTTGGCTTTACCGTAGTGGTGATGTTGTACTTACACGAAAGATCCCATCACCTGAGGACACAGGAATCAATGGTGAACTTCTTGGAATCTAATGGACTGATTGAGTATGAAGAAGAAGAATAATCCAGTGAAGAAACACATGGATATACTACATAAACCTAGGACTTTCCTAGATAAAACTAAGGTAATACCTAGGAAATCTAAGTATTACTCTAGTGAATCACTAGTGAAGTAATCTAAGTAAGTATATTCAGGTGATGTAATCTTAATCACCCTTGGAATACCAAGGATTATACATAGGGCCGTTGAGTAGTGTCAAGTACCCCAATGTAGGTATGTTCAAGTGATGTCCATGAACTTAGGATGGTACACATGATAGCACCACATGAAGAACACGAATACTTTCAGTGGTTCCTGAGAGAGGAAGCATTGGAATGGCAGAGTTTGCAGGAGAGTAATCGGGATATTCTCCAGCAGATACCGGAGGCTGAGGGCCTTGCGGAATTTCATATCTCCCGAGATTGTAATGGAGTATTAAATGATGGCTGATCAAATGGTAGTAGAAGGTAACGTAGCGTTTGCATATCTGACTGAACCGGATACCTACATGGGTAACGATAAGTATTCAGTAACGGTATCTCTCAGTGATGATTCACAGGAAGCACTCAAGAAGATGGGTGTCAAGCTGAAGGAATACACTGACAAGAATGGTGTTACCTACATTCAGCGTGAATTCAAACGTAAGGCTACTTACAATGCACCACTGTGCTTTGATGCTGAAGGCAACCGTATTGGTGCCGATGCTATTGGTTGGGGTGATACGGTACGTCTTGCTGTATCCATCGGTGAAGGCAATGCACTGGGCCGTGGCACCTATCTCAACAAGGTGAAGCTGCTCAAGAAAGCTGAACGTGTTGAAGGTGAAGATGCACCTGATGCAAGTGGTGGTGATTTCTAATCCTACCTTAGGATAACTCCAGCCACGAGTATAAGGGGGCTGACTGCTAGGAAAGACTAGCATTCTTTTTATCCAAGTGGGGCTACGGCTCCGCCTCATAGGAATTTTATGAGTGATGTAGATCCATTTGTGAGACACGAACCGTGTCCATCGTGCGGGTCTAAGGATAACCTTGCCCGTTATCAGTCGGGTTCAGCTAGTTGTTTTACACCGGGCTGTACCTATTATGAATTACCTAATGGTGAATCCCAATTTACAGGGAGTAAGATGGAAATCAATCGCATTCCCGGTGAGTCTAAGCTGGATGCAAACCGTAAGACTACACTGGAAACGAACAGTAAGTACCGAGTCACTACTTACTTTCACAACAACACAGAGTATAAGGTTTACCCATACTTTGATCGTGACTCAACACTAGTTGCACTCAAGTACCGTGGAGTGAAGGACAAATCCTTTAGGTTCGAGGGTAGTAGTAGTCAGGCCGGTCTATTCGGTGAGCACCTATTCAGTATTGCCAATGGCAAGATGCTAACGATTACTGAGGGTGAAGAGGATGCGTTGGCTGCATACCAAATGCTTGGTAATAGATACCCCGTGGTATCCGTACGTACCGGTGCCAAGGGTGCAGTCAAGGACGTGAAACAATCCTTTGAATTCTGTGATCAGTTTGATAAGGTTGTTATCTGCTTTGATAATGATGAGGCAGGCAAGCATGCAGCCAAGGAAGTGGCTCAGTTGTTTAGCCCCGGCAAGGTACTCATTGTAGATCTTGAATTGAAAGATGCAGGTGAATACCTACAGTCCGGTAAGACGAAGGAGTTTACTGACCGGTGGTGGAAGCCCAAGGAATACACACCGGACGGTATCATTAATGCCAAGAACTTACACGAGGCAATCTTCAACCCACCCAAGATCACGTCAGTACCTTACCCGTGGACTTGCTTAAATGATTTTACCTATGGGTTCCGTCAGAAAGAACTCGTGACCATTACCGCAGGCAGCGGCATGGGTAAGTCCAGTGTGTTGCGTGAGTTGCAGCACCACCTATTGAAACAGACGGAGGACAACATTGGAATCCTTGCATTGGAAGAATCAACCGACAGAACAGGTATCGGTATCATGTCAGTGGAAGCGAATCAACTCCTTCACCTGCCTGACACAGTTATATCTCTCGATGAAAAGCAACGAGCATTTGATAACACACTTGGGACCGGACGGGTATTTCTACATGATCACTTCGGAAGTACCGATGAAGATAACTTGACCAGTAAGATTCGATTCATGGCCAAGGCACTGGATTGTAAGTGGATTGTCCTTGATCATATTTCCATTGCAGTATCAGGTATGGAGGGTGATAACGAGCGTCAGTTGATTGACAGACTCATGACTAAACTGCGTACACTGGTACAGGAAACCGGCATTGGATTGTTTGTAGTATCACATTTACGTAGACCAACAGGAGATAAGGGACATGAGCGTGGTGCTGAAGTTACCCTCAATCAGTTGCGTGGAAGCCACGCCATTGCACAGCTATCCGATATTGTATTGGGTTTGGAAAGAGATCAACAGGCAGAGAATGAGGACAACAGAAACCTAACACTCGTGCGTGTAATTAAGAATAGATTCACGGGTTACACTGGTCCAGCATGTTGGTTGAAATACAATAAATTTACTGGTCGTTTAAGTGAGACAGGGAAACCAGATGAAGGAACTGATTTTTGATATTGAGACTGACGGGTTTGACCCAACAGTCATTCATTGTGCAGTAGTAAAGGATTTAAATAATGGCAGCGTTACTCATTATACTCATCTCGACTCTGATAAGTTTCGGGATTATGTGGATGGACATCGACTCATAGGACACAACATCATAGGCTTTGACTTACCAGCATTGGAGAAAGTATGGGGATACAAACACACCGGTATGATAACGGATACTCTAGTTTTATCCCGGCTTGCAAATCCTGCACAGGAAGGGGGCCACTCCCTAAAGAACTGGGGGTCCATGTTAGGATTCGAGAAGGGGGAACATACCGACTGGAGCGTGTTCTCGGAACAGATGTTGAAGTACTGTGTGAGGGATGTCGAGGTCACGGAAAGACTGTATCAGGAGATGAAGAAGCAGAACCTGAACCCCCAAGCTGTAGAGCTAGAGCACCGAGTGGCTGGTATTATCAAGAGGCAGGAGATAAATGGCTGGCTCTTCAACGAACAGGATGCGGAGAAACTACTGGCTAATCTCCGCAACCGAATGAATGATATTGAAATGGAGATACACAATGAGTGGAAACCAATGGCAAAGTTGGTCAAAGAATTTAGACCAAAGTTTACTAAGGCTGGATCTTTATCTCGGGTTGGTTTGGGTTTCATTGACACCCCTGATTTTCTTTGGGTTGATAGATCCTTTGATGGCTTGGACACTGGTTGGACTAGCGTTATTCGTTGGGTGGATTTTAATCTTGGCAGCCGCCAGCAAATTGCAGAGAGACTATCTAGACTAGGCTGGAAGCCGGATCGTTTCACTGACAAGGGCAGCCCAATTGTAGATGAATCAACCTTGGATGGGGTGGATATTCCTGAGGCCAAGTTAATTAACGAATACTT